TTCTTGGCGTTTCTTTGCCATTGCAGTGCCCTTTTGGACATCAGCAATTGTTAGCTCGTTAACATCTTCTTTACGAGACTTACATTTAGATTTTTCAGTAGTGCATTGTGCTGCAGTTAAATTATTACAATCGTTTTCGCACGTGCAATCAGGATCAGGCTTACCCTTTTCACAACCACAATCTTTGCAATACATCGTTTTTTCTTCACTTGCCTCTTCGGCGTCTGAAGGATTTATTGCTGCCTTTTTAGCTTCTTTGGCAAGCTCTTTTTTTAACAAATGCATTGCGTTTTCTTGAGCAATGTCTTTAAATGATTTTAGTTTATTCATTTTTTATTAGCTCCTCTGCGCATGTTTCGCAGCCAATGCGCGCGCTCTTTTTTCTGCTTGTTAGTTGTAGTATTGTAAATTTTATCAAGGTCGCTTAGCGATGCACCCTTGGGAATACCATAATTGTTATGTGTTGTATTGGCCTCGTTGGGTGTCATGCGCTTTGCTTTTTGAGCAGACGCATCTGTACCCCAGTCAGGTTTATCAGCATACATGCTTTTTGTATTATCTTCTTCAAGATGCTCGACATCGTGAATCCACTTACGCAGTTTCTTCTGACCTGACTCGACGATAAGATAATTAGATCCGATAAGTGTAATCTTACCGACTTCATCTGTATCCTTGATAACTACCATTTCACCTAGCTCAAAAAGTGTTCCGCTCACAAATTGCTCACGTCTTTCTGATACTGGGCTTAATTGAATATGGTTCTGGAAACTTGTTGTTTCTCTTAGGCCTAAACCTGAGCGTACCGCGTTCATCAACTTGCGAGCATCAGCAGTAGAAATACTTTTACCTAAACCCTGTGCAAACTTAGTAAAGTCACCGTCTGTGGCGTACTTCCGCATTTTAGAAGCGCTCATGCCTTCAACGCCTTCAGCATCAGGATCACGGGCGCCGGCTGATACGACCTTAATCCCGTCTTCAAAGTTATAAAAACCGTGCTTGCCTTTTTTTCCGTTGTACAAATTTAATCGTGTTTTATACTCATCAACACGATCACTGCCTGCTACCATGACAACCTTTTTACAGCCACTATTGTAAATGGCAGTCAGCGCGTCAAACGGTGTTTTGACTTTATTGTCAATAATAATAGATCGAGCATATCGAGGAAACATCTTACGACAAAACTTAACTTTGTCAGAATATGACAAAGGGTCTTTTTTATTGTTCTGGGATTGTGATAGGTATATTCTATAGTTGTTACGGCCCGCTTGCTTAGCTAGCACGTCCAATAGTCGGCCATGCCCTATTGTTGGCGGATTCATCCGGCCGAACACAAAATAGCATACCTGCTCTTCTTCTACTAAAAATTGACTAAATCTACTTATCATAATATTATCTACCGTGAGCCCTTGCACGTACGGTCGGCATGAGTTTCTTCATCATCCTGCTAACACGAGGTTTCATTTTAGAGACGCGGCGCTCAAGCTCTGCCTTTTTGGCCGGCGTCATATCAGATTTAGGGACACCTTTTGCAAGCTTCTTGTATATGTCACGCATAGCTTGCTTCTTCGCGCGCTTCTTGATTCGCTCAGGATTAGCGACGCGTTTCATCGCGCGGCTACGCCCGATTTTTAATTTGTTCTTATTCTTGCGCATATCCATCTGGCGTTTACGGCGAGCCTTTAACGACAAGGCTTCTACTTGTTCGTCATCTATTGCTTCGTCATACGTCTTGCGCTTCTTTGCGTTATATTTTTCTTGATCTGTGGCGCCTGGTTTCAGGTCCACATCAATATAATCTTTAAAACCTAGCTGTGCCAAGTTACTTCCTTCCCGGTTTATCCCATCCCTTTAATATATCAGGCGAAAAGTTATTGGCCGAAAATTCCATACGGTCAACTATCTTTACAGCATCACCACCAAGTTTATCAATCGCAACATAGCCTTCTTCGCCTGTTACTTTATAACCATTACGTGTCTTAACAAAGGTTTTAATCTTTGCTAATCTGTTTAATATATTTATAAGTTTTAACTTCGCTAGCACGATCAATTTTTGCAAATCAAACATAAATTTTAATCCAGATTTGTTCTGTGGCGAGAAAAATGCTAGTATGTCGTCTAATTTTTTTTGTTGTACAGCTTTACCTTTATCGGTAGATCGCTTGTCCATTTCTTTTTTAAATCGTGCCTGCACCCACTTAATCAGTCCATCGACGTGCCGGCCACTATCGCCTGGACTTGTTCCGGCACGGACAAAACTATTATTGTAGGTTTCGATGAGGCTAGATAACTGCTTGTTAGCTTCAAGCGTACGGAGCGTTGAACCAGAGATCTTATTAAAGATTTTACCGGCATCGCTAAGGTATCCATTGACTTCATCTGTATCTGCTTTTGACATTGTCACTTTTGTTAAATCGCGAAGCATTGCATCCTGTGACCATACGTTTTTAGATTTTTTAAGTGCTTTAACGTTTACACCGTATTTGGCTCGCATTGTTTCAAACGAGTTACCAACGTATGTAGTGTGCCAAACAATTCCGACCTTTGCCTTTTTAATATCAGCAGCAGCAGGCGTATTTGCTGGTACAGCATATACAATGGTATTTGGATGAAAGGTGACATATGCGTCACCCTTTATCTTATTGGTCCCAACGTCTCCGCGGCCGAATAGGAAATCTCCTTGAATAACCCCTTTAATTCCGAGTTCCGGCAGGTATTGGAGAGCATCTTTAAGTTTAATAGCAAGATCACCAGAAGTGTCAGCATCAACATCAGCTGCAGATTTGTAGACCTTTGGATTCCTATTGAATATCCCTTTTTTAGCAACAAAAAACTTGCCATCACTCGGATCAATACCAGCAAAAACAGCAGGTGCACCATCCCACTTAACACTAACGTTTCCATCATGTTCTCCTTTAAGCATGTCGCGTAAAGACCGTAGGGCATTAATAGCATCACGCGTACCTTTGACTCCACCGTAGATAACTTTATCTTCGATATGAGTCATATGTGTATTTTTATTTTCAGTGATATGTTGACTAAAGCTTTGCATTATTTTTTCTCTATTTTCATGTATACTGAGCTTTCATTGCCTTTAGACGCTGCTTTGTTTACAAGCGTCGATGTAAACAATCTTTGCGCAATCCTATTTCCACCTACGACAGCAGCTAATATATGCGCTGCTCCTAAATTTGCGTGGATTTGATGTGCAGCTGCGCTTGACAGTTCAACAACCCACTCATCATAATCGAGATCTGGATGTATTATTTTACACAGTTTAAACATATCTTTATTTAAATTTTCTTTTTTACCACCGACCATAGCTTTGGCCGTAGCCTTGAGCTGAGCGTTGGTTGGTATTACCTTTTTAAAATATAGAGCACACCATTTAACAAGGTCTGCATTACCTGCACGACCACCTCTTGCGCCTTGACCTGCTAATTCAAATCCTACCGTAGCAAACTGATTAGATGCGCGCACATCGCCGTACCGAGTTCTGTCAAAAAAGAAGTAACCACCCTTTGACGACCACATCTGCGCGCCTTTACGATTTGATGTAATAAGCGTCGCGCGCGTAAATTCATGTGAGTCTAATTTAGTGGCGTCTAAATTGTACTCACTTATCTTAGGTTTGTCAGTTAACTTTTCTATCTGCTTAAGGGAAATACCTACCATTTCCCTTTGTATAAACATGCCTTTAATTTCGCCATTGAGCGCAATGAGCGAAGACGTGTTAAGGGTACGAGGATTAAAGCCTTTTTTAATTGCCCATATATCGCCTGGATTCCATTTGTCACCTTGGATCGGACGCTTACCTTCATTAGCATACGCTTTCTTCTGTGCATCGTAAATTGCTTGCATAGCCTTAGAGCCACGATGTAAGGTGTGTGTCTTGTTGACATATCCCTTGTTTATAAGTTCTATAGCTGATACGTATGCAGAGTGGTGCCATGCCGGCGCTGCCGTCATATATTTTTCAAAAGGTAAATCAACATCTATGTCTGCATGGTACTGTTTAAGCAACTCTGGTGTATAGCGTGCAAACGGATGCCGTGTTCCTATGGCAAGCATAGCGCAAAGATATACGCACTGCAAACACTCGCCTTCTGCGGTTTTTCCGGTAGCACCAGCTCCTTGGCCTTTACCGCCAAATACTGCAGACTTACCTATCGATAAGGAATTTACGTCTGATCCGTTCATAGCTTTAACAGTAAAAGTTTCGTCTTTGCTATCTAAAAACGCGTCAATAGCATCGTGATTGTCACGACTGTTGTTTATGAAAATGTCTTTTCCATCAAAAGACGAGACAGGCAAACCTTTGCGGATGATATTTTTTAAGATATCTATACGAAGCGTATTTGTACCAGCTTTCGTTTTACTCCACTCAGTTTTATTCATCTTTGTAAACATCAAGAATCTCCGTAATCTTAATGCTATTTATATAAAAATAAACCCGCATGAAGCGGGGTTTCTGGTACTCCCCACAGGACTCGAACCTGTAACCAAAGCGTTATGAGCGCTCTGCTCTAACCAATTGAGCTACAGGCCCCCTAAGGGCGAGGGATAGCAGGCGGGCAGGCACGGTCAAGGCCAGATTAATTCTGAATGGGCGCCACGCCTAAGATTTGGGTCAAGGTCGCGATCATCCGCAACTCTTCTGGGGTGGTCACGCTTGGGTTGCCGTCCAAATCGGCCATGTTGCGGATCTCCTCCTCGGGTGATGTGTATTCGGGATATGTCATGCCTGCTGGAATTGCGATCCAAGGGCCATCTTCGAATGAAGTACCTTGTGCAAATGAAACTGTTGGAAGAAGGAGAAGGGCGGCAATCAGGAGGCGCAT